TTCCCTGGGCTCCTGTTGGCCCGGTTGGCCCTGTTGGACCAGTAGGCCCGGTGGCTCCTGTCGCTCCGGCTGTTCCCTGGGCTCCTGTTGGCCCGGTTGGTCCGGTTGGACCAGTAGGCCCGGTAGCCCCCGTAGGACCAGTTGGCCCTATTACACCCTGTATATTCAAAGTAGACTCTACATGAGAAACATGCGCGGATCCTTCGTATACCAAATGCGCTGTCCTTGACGCTACCGAAGTAGTCTGTGCATAGACCTTAATAATTATTCGATCAGTTGCGTCTATCGGAATGTCACTTACTTGAGTATAATTTGTCTCCACTAAAGTTATACTGGTAGCGTCTACTTCGGCTGTCGTAACATTGAAAAGTTCGGTTTCCGTCGTATCAGTTTCTCGACGATATACTCGATAAACAAAAGTCGTCACACCTGTAGCATTATCAACGTAATGATAAAAATGAAACCGCCAAATACCGGCCGGAATATTATCTTGACCCGGATCCAAAGCCGGCGTAGCATAAGCGTCTATAAATACCTCTCCAGATCCACTGTCTACCGCTACTGAATCATCATCTTCAGTATTCATAGAAGGTATTCTTAAAAGACTTTCATATCCTCCACCAATATCTGACACGTCACTACTTAAAAAATAAACCTGTCCGGCTTGAGCCCCTTGCGCGCCCGTCGCTCCGGTGGCGCCGGTAGGACCAGTTGGCCCGGTGGCTCCTGTCGCTCCAGTAGGACCTGTCGCTCCTGTTGGCCCGGTGGCTCCTGTCGCTCCGGCTGTTCCCTGGGCTCCTGTTGGCCCGGTTGGTCCGGTGGCTCCTGTTACACCGTCTACACCGGCTGTTCCCTGGGCTCCTGTTGGCCCGGTTGGTCCGGTGGCTCCTGTCGCTCCGGCTGTTCCCTGGGCTCCTGTTGGCCCGGTTGGTCCGGTGGCTCCTGTCGCTCCTGTATTTCCAGTAGGACCTGTGGCTCCGGTAGACCCTGTCGCTCCTGTAGCTCCAGTTATTCCGGCGCCTGTAGGTCCAGTAATTCCTTGAGGGCCTGTAGGACCAGTTACCCCGTCGCCCGCATATCCTCCACCTGCATAAGCCATAATGTCCTCCTAATATATAGTCAATGCGTTAAGCATTAACGATCGTATTCACCAAAAATCTTTCGAGCTTTGTATCAACCCCATTTCCCGCGCCTCCGGTTACTCGGATACGAAGAAAATTAGCCACCACTGGCGCATATGCTTTAACATATGTATTATCATTTGCGCAATCCGTAATTAAATTTCCGGCACCATAGGGTACGACCATATTACCGTCCGCGGTTCCTTCGATCGCCGGAGCAATATTCCCCTGCTCTATAGCAATCGAACACTTGATAGCACTTCCGGAAAATTTCCATTCAAAGCCGAATGTTACGTCTTTAGGACATACATACGTATATGAATAGACTATAGTAACCCCGTTTATTTCGAGAGGAGTATGTACTCCATCTACAATCAAAAGATCAAGGTTGTTTACATCTTCATTCGACCTGGCCATATTTGCCTCCTTATGTTGTTCTCGTTATTGCTAAACTCAAAGTTATACGAGTCGCAACATCGTTAGAATCCACGTTAAATCTCAATATATCTCCTTCAGACAAGGCGGTCGTCCACCCTGTAAGAGTTGTATCTTCGTTCTTAGCCGCCGCTGTCAAACTCGGAGGCGCCGCGGCCGTAATACTATCCGCATTTGTAGGTGGAAAATTCGCGTAAGAATCCACCCATATATCTATCGCCGCAGTTGCCGCTTGATCGGCCAGAATAGTAACACCCGTAATCGTACCGGCAAAAGGCACTCTTATGTCACCCCATATGCCTGTAGTAATGGCGTCTACTCCATTTCCTATAATGATCTGAACAGTTGTTTTCTCACCCAATCCTGTAGGACCCGTAGGACCGGTTGGCCCCGTTGCGCCTGTAGGACCGGTAGGGCCTCCCGCGGGACCGGTGGGACCTGTCGCTCCGGTTGCACCCGCCGGTGTATCTTTATTTTCCAAAGCGTCTCCGGTAGAGTTCCATCCTATATATTTGTCCGCCTCTGCGGTCGGTAATTGAATATCTGTCATTCCTGTAGGCAATGACAATTTAGCTGACAGATCATAGTTCACCTGTTGTACCTGTCGAACAATTCTATCCATCCCATTTTCAAGAGCCTGTTCACGAAGATTACCGTCTGTCGGAACATCAACTGTTTGGGTATATGGTATGTTAGAAAAAGCCTCTACCCATTCGGTTGTAAGAGGTACACTTCCCGCAACGAAAGTAATAGTACCGCCTTCATTAACTGGTTGTATGGTGATATTATAATCTACCCCCAAGACCATCAAAGTCATTACGCCCGTAGCTTTGACCGTTTTGTAGACAGATATATCTGTCGTTTGATAGATCTTGAAACTAAAATCAAAATCTAAAGTCGAATCATCGCCCGAGACTTTAAGCGGTGTATAAGCTGTTGATATAGTCATAATATCTCCTTTTTAAATATTGGAACTACTCTTTCCAGATTTTTTCGTTTTATTATAAAACAAATATTCCTGCCACGGTTTCTCTCCACTCATTAAAGCGGAAATATCTTTGTATGTTAAATAGCCAGGAATAAAAGTCAAGGCCGCTGATTTCATTTTTTCAACAGCGATCCGACGTTCGTTTCTCCCATAAGCGGTATCAGGCGATGTAGTAAAATAATGATACATAGACATCGCTATTTGAGCCGCCGGTGGTACTCCTGTAGGGGCTGTTCCAAAAACAAAACTCTTACCATATCCCAATGTATTTAAAACCAATCCGCCAAAAATCAGATACTTCAAAAAGTTTACCCGAGAAGCTACTGATATTCCAGGACTTACATTAACTTTTGCATTTATCCCTTCAGGACCCGCGCCTTTATACGTTACTTCTACAGTATATCCTACTTTACCCGTTATAGCCCTGGTCGCCGCTTCTCTTAAAAAGACACCCCAATGATTCATCCACCAACTTTGTAGACGAGTCAAAGGCGCCGCAGTTTTATATCTAAAAATCTCAGGCATTGCCATTCCTATATACTGATACTGAGTAGTCTGCGCTCCATATTCCATTTCTTTTTGCAAAAACTGAAGTTCACTCGGATAAAAGAAATTAGGACCTTCAGTGTATGTACGTTTAGGATCCGCCCATCCAAGACTTTTAAACTTAGGATCCTGAATCATCTGCGCAGTCCAATGATACGCCGAGTTCATCGCTTGATTCACATTCGATATAGCTGTTCGCTGAAACGAAGCCATCATAGCCCGACTGATCTTTCCTTTAAGATCTGCGGGTAGCTCCTCTATACCGGAATATGTAGAAAGAAAAAGACTTTCTGATTTTAATTTCTCCAAAACAGGATAATCAGAAGTTGGAAACGTACCTCTTATTGCATTCCGAATCCCGTAGAGTGCCGTATTTTGAATGATCTGCATTTTATTCCTGAGCAATAGTTTAGGACGAAAACCTCCGATAACTCCATAAAGAGGTATCTTACTTACTGCCACAAGTGCATTTGTTATTGCACGATCAGTCAAATGTTTTCCGAATCTCTGAAGCTGACGATCAATAAACTCTCCGACTTTTCCCTCACTCAGCCATTGATTAGTTTTCTGATCGATAGTTGTCTGTTTTTCATCTAAAAGAACAATCTTTACATAATCTTCAAGCCACTGTTTTGTCTCTTTTGGCAACTCTTCCTGCGCTAAATACGCCACTTTTTCAGCGGGCGTCATATTTTCCATAAGGTTTTTATCAATTTGCGCTCCGGCAATTTGCTCTTCCAAAAACTTTTTCGCCTCATCCAAATGAATTTCTTTCAACGCTGTATGTACTGTTATTTTCATAACCTCTTCAAGATCATTACTAAATGTTTCAAGAAGTTTGTCAGAAATTTTTCGTTCTAATTCCATTGGATTTCGTACTTCGCCAGTAATATTTTTATCCGCCCATTCTTTAAGTCTCTCGGGCATTGGCTGAGTACCTTTTAATATTTCAGAAGCCTCGCGATCCAACACGTGCCGAAAATAAGCACCTATATCTTTGATCGGTTCACGACCAGTACGAGCTCGAACTTCGTTTGTTCGTTCTAACATAGTACGAGTAAGCGATCTAAAATAATCAAAAATCGCTTTTTCTTTTTCGCCAAAATTCTTTGGCGCTTCTACGTTCGTATTCAAAGCGACTGCCATTTGTTCTGGCGTAACTGTCTTGAGTTTCTTTAAGTTTTTCACAACTTGAGAGATCTCATTATTCAAAGTCCATCGTTCCTGGTCAAATTTCATCTTACCTATCTCAAGAGGCTCAACCATTTTTTTCACACCCAAAAGCTCAGCATATCTATTTTGAGCCGTAATCAAAGAAACATGAGTGGGTTTTTTATATTTCGGAGGTTCTTTTTTTGCCGCTTCTAAAGCCTTTTGTTTTTTAACAAGATTCGCTCCAAAATCAAAAGATATATCTCCTTCATCAATTTGCTCTTCTTGAGCTTTGGCCAAAGCCTGATCTTCTCTTTCAAATTGAAGATCTCGAACAGCCTTATCTGGTATGGCCTCTTTCATATCATTAATAAATTCTTCTTGACGAGACCCCAAAGCGTCTCCATTCAAATATTTATCGATAGCATTAAGAGCAAAAGATTTGGTATATCCTTTGTTTTTAAAATATTCAGGATACGTAGAGCCCACACTCATCCATACTCCGTTCTCAACAGGCATTCGATACCCAGGCTCTCCATCAGAAATTTCAGTTCGTATTTCTTTCAAATACATTTTTTCGTCTTCCGGAGAGACAGTAACTTCTTCTTTAGAAACAGGAGCTATCTTAGCGATCGCTTCATCTAAATTATCTCCCTGAGCCGCTATCTTTACTGCCTTATCTATAGCCTCCCCACTCAAGACAATAGCTTTTCCAGTTGCGTCTCGAACAATCTGAGGAGCTATATCTTTTGGTAATGGTGTAAGAATTTCTATGTCACTATTATTAACTGGGCCTTTAATTGTTTGAGGACCTTTTATCTGTTTTTTCATCAACTTACCAAGATCGATTTTTTTCGCGCGCCACCAGGCTTTTATTGTCTTCTCTAAAGTAGTACCTTTGGCCGCCTGAGCAATCTCTTGTTTTGTTGGAATACGTCCTTTAGATATATCAATCCCTTGTCTTTGCATTTTAATTACTATCTCTTTCACAGCCGAGCCTAATGTTCCCTGCTTAGCCGCATTCATAGCACCGCCTACCAATGCAATATCTACAAGAGTCTCTCCCAAACTCGAAAGAATTTTTACCGGTCCTGGTACGCTATCTGGCAACAGTTCAGATAATATCCTTCTTTCCAGAGGATCATATTTCTCCCCTTTTAGCTGACTAACCAAAACATTTTTTCCCTGGTCAAGAGCTTCATATGCCACTGCATATAAAGGTGCTACATACATTAAAGCGATCCTCGGTGCTCGACTCATAAAAAAATCTATTTTCTTTGCGCTCTCCTGAAATTCCTGAAGTTGATCTCTCCCATATACCCCAACCATAAGATCATCAGTGAACATTTCAACACGTTTTTGAAACGCTTCTAAGTTTGAAACTGGCATTTCATTTTCAGCAAAAACAGATTTACCTTCCGCTATACGACCCCGCGCATGAGTAACAGCTTTCATTATAATATCGTCAGATGGGGCATTCCCGGCCAAAAGACTGTCCACTTCATCTTGAGTCAACGTAGGAACTAATAATGGGATCTCTCGTTCCGGTTTTCCATCGAACTCAACCCCTATAGATAGTTCCGTAGCCACTTTCCCATCCGAAGTTTTTAACTCACCTAAAAATCCACGGCCTTTATTCGTACCATCTGCCCGTTTTCCATAATTAGGAGCGGCCCTTAATTCAGGAATATCAGATAATATAGATCCTTCCGGAAGTGCGTCTGGCTCCCCAAACATCGCACCCAGATCTACCTGATCCGGCGTAGACGTAATTACATTGGAGACGGTTTCTGTACCGTCTTCATTTTGTGTAACCGTTCCGTTATCCGGAGGGCCAAACATTTCTAAGAGATCTACATTATTTTCTGCCATCTGCATTCCTTAGCGCTTCTGCCAACGCTTTTACTCTTTTATCATCTACCTTATACCCATTGGCTTTCAGCTGATTGTATGCCTGTTGCTCATAAGACGCCATTACCGGATCTTCGTAAGTGATAAGATTCGGATTATCGTCAAGAACTTTATCTCGGTTCATTTTATCCACAACATTTTTAGTCGCAACTTCCGCCGGTATTCCTGTTTGAGCCTGAAGCACAAGGTCTCGTAAATAATCCGCTTCTTTAGATGACCCATGTTTAAGATCCGACCACATTCTATATACTTTATTACTTATAGTCTGTACTCCCTTAAACCATCCATCCGCTTTCTGAGCGGTATGTACCTCTTGAAGATTGGCTTTAAGGTTAGATAAAAATTTAAGTTCATCCGGAGACGCTTCGTCATCAGCCCATACGTCAATAACTTTTTCTAATGCCTGGGCCTGATCCACTCTATTATCAAAAGTTCGATAAACAAGATCTATATACTGCGCCGCATTAGGATGAGCTGATTTTATCTTTCCTGCTTCACGATCCATACGTTTTATAATACCATCATAAAGTCTTCCTTTTTGTCCAGTTGTAATACTTTGCATGGGGTTTGTATCTCGCGCGGCCCAGGCCGCGTCAACCTGCGCAAGAGATAGATTACCCTCCATAAACTGAAGAGATAGCTGACCAAAGTTTTCTGTCTGAGCGGCCTTAACTTCAGAGTCTACCTGTTTTACCCGGGCTCTCGCCGCTTTAACATATTTATCTTTCATTTCTTGAGTGAAATATTCAACATCATCATACTTACCCGCCAGAAGATCTTGCTCAAGTTGTTCCGGATTATCGTACGCCTGATTAACAAAATAAGTATCAAGCACTCCTCCCATATTTTTAGAGATATATTCTTCCGCGTCTTTGGTCGACATGATCTCCGGAGGTACTTCAGTAAGCGCCATTTCTTTAACTGTTGCTATGCTCTGTTTAAGCTGTTCCACCCCGTTAGCTTGACCGGTCATTATAGTTCCCATACTGATCGATTTCTCAGCGGACGCTTTTACATTCAAAACTTTTTTCTGCTCAGCCCATTTTTCAGCCTGAAAAACTCCGGCACGTAAAATAGTATTAGCACTTTCCAAAAACTTTTCACGAACACCTTCGTCTTGAATATTCTCAGAAAAAGTATTAACAAGTTCAGTACCATCTTCCATTATCTTATCGGCGTATCCGGCGGGATTAGCTGACATACGCGCTTGTTCCGCGGAACTCAAACGCTGAAAAGCCAAACCAAACTCCATAACTGCGGAATTAGCCTGTATAGTATCATAGGTATCCCGTCTTCGGGCTTCCGCAGTAATAGTAGAGCCTAACTGATTTATTGCTCCCCCTATCACCTGTCCTGAACGATCTACAGGCGCGGTTCCTACCGCACTCGATACTAATTGTTTTCGCTGATACTCATTAATCTTACCCATTTTACCCCTTTATTTCTCACCCAATACGTTTAAAAAAGAAGTTGTTCCCCCAATAATCCCGCTTATAAGAGACGCTCGTCCTTCATTTTCGGTAACATCAGCGGACTCATACGCCAGATCTTGTTTAGCTTTTCCTTGCGCTCGAACAGCGTTTGCTTCCGCTTCTGCGTATTTTTTCGTCTGATGTATTGTTATAAGTGCTGATCCTCCTAATTGTACTCCCGCTCCTATATATTGAAGAGACTGAGACGCCGCAAATTTTTGACCCTCTTCTTCAATAATATTAGCGGTCCTTAAAGATTCAGCCGCATAAATATCTCCTTCGAGTCGCAAATCTGACGCTCGCCGATTGGCCGCCGTCGCAGATGTAATCCCCGAATAGATCTGGCCAACCGCACTTATCGCCGCCCCTGCTAATAATAAACTCATATTATGTCTCCTCACTAACGTCCATATCCATTATCAAAGAGACCAAAGTACATGGATACGGAACGGTCTGAATAACCCACATAGTACGCCATTCAGCGTACAAATCAAAACCACTTTGTTCACGAACTCCAGTATAAAGAAGAGGAGGTCTATCAGTATATTGATCGCCTCTTCTAAAAGCAATGCGTTGCATATTATACGGATCTGTCCCATAAGAAACGCCCATACTTTTCCGGAACATTAAATTAATTTTTGTCACTGATTTCAGTTTTCCAGGTGTTATACCAGTGGACAATAAAAGCTCTAAAGGCATGGTCTGAACTCGACCGTAATAAAAAAGACCCACAATTGCATAAGTTACCTGATAGTCTAATGTAATCCCTCCGTCCTCTACAACACAGTCTGGATGGATACCTCCATCAGCTATTATCGAAACTGTCTCTCCTTCTAAATGTCCAAGACCCGAAATGGTGTCCTGAGTAAAATACCAAGTACCTCTTGCGATTGTATCAGTGCTTTCAAAATCCTGTAAAATTTTACATCTAACTAATGTCTCAGAGACATACTCAGTTATCTCGGCGATTCCCTGTTCAGTACCAGTAAGATGTTTCACAACAATCCTACGTCCTATATCTGAAGAGCTGAATATAGACGCACTGGATCCAAAATCAATATCAGTACCAGTCACAGCGGCCGGAGTGACATCTATATCTTCTACAGTAGTATCTAATTCAAGAGCACTGTCTAAATGTACTTGACGTTTCTGAGCATAAAACATAAGGTTTCTATATTTCAAATCATCCGCACTTTTATCGTCAGCTGAGTCCCCGGAATAAATATCTGTTCGTTCTGGTATTCGAGGATTTTTTGCCAGGTACTCAACGTATCGACGTGTAACCCCATCAACTTCACGTTCAACTGCAATCCATACCCTATCTTTATTATCCTCTTGCGGTTGACCGGCTACAGTTAAAACAGTTCCTTCCGCGGCGATGATCTGTCGATTCCAGGCAGAGATTCCTTCATCAGCATTATACACAAAAGTTAATAATCGTCCGGCATTTGTAACTCCCCAAATCTGATTCGGATTTCCCTGCTGATACGCGATTTGAATAATTCCATTTTCAGCGACTTCATCTGATTGTATGGTTTCGTCTTTCGATTTAAAACCATCATTGATAATATTATATTTAAAACTGAAAACTACTTCACCACCACGTTGAACATATAAAATATCGGTACCAAAATTTACAGGCATCATATCCGCTACACCAAAACTATCAACAGGAAAAGATTCAATAGCTGTCCCAGAGATAGGAACAGAATCAGATCCTCCGTTAACTTTCAACATACCGGCATAAGTCCCTACCGCCAAGAACTGACGGGTCCCTGCAAAAAATCTTACCCTATCAACAGAAGAAGTGGACGCAGAAGTTAAAGGATACCAAACCGCATTGTCATCACTACTCCCTACCGTAAAATTATCATATCGAGTAGATCCATCCGTTAGATCCGGAGACATAGACCCAAAAATATAATCTGGATCATTTAAACTACCACCATGAAAAAGACGCCCGCCATAAAACCCTACAGCGGCCGGAGCATTTCCATCAAGCAAAGATACCCCTCCAGATACGTAGGGAGAGTAACTTGTCGTATCCACACCAATAGTAAAATTATAATCATCGATTTTAGTGACAGTAAAAAGAATGTGATTCAATTCCGTCATTCCGGTAATATCTTCCAACAATACAGAATCTCCTGTTATCAAATTATGCTCGTTACTGGTTGTCACCTGTCCTGGACTGGCATTAGATATATTAGTTATTGTCCCCTGGTCAAAAGGATCCGCGGTACGTTCATATGTACCAAGCGTCCATGTTCCGTCCCCATATCGAATTAATTTTCGAGGCGCATAAGATGGGTGATCTATATACATAACGTCCGCTTTCTGAGCGAACTTTAACTGTTTAAGATCTGCTTCTTCATATGGCGACTCTATCTCATATACCCGTGCAACTGTACCACTTCCCACATATGCGTCAAAGGCTGAGGTGTCAATAGGATTTCCGTCCTGATCTGTCAATGTAAAAGTGTTTGAAGCGGGTGCTGTAAAAGACACCTTAATGTTATTCAACTGCGGAGTAACCGCGCTATCTGAAGTATGTAAAAAAGCCTTGACCTTCAAAGTACCACTTCCAGAAAAAGACGCTATATTTGCATGGATCGTTGCCGCAGTATTACTCTGTGCATACGTGCCGTCACTGGCTACCCATGAAGCGCCATCCCAATATTGATAGTTCAATCCATTATCTGTCGAAAGAATATAAGTAATTTCAGTATTGGCCGGTTTTGTAGAGGTCTCCACAAACTCATCTAAAGGTGCAATAAAAGCGAAACCAGTTTTAGTTTCTATCGTAGGATCGGCAGTGGAATATGGAGGTACGTTCACCAGTTTTGCGACACCACCAGTTACCTCTATCAATGCGGCATTATAGGTATAGTTTGCTCCATTGGAAAAAGTCCAATTACGTTCAGAAACTCCCGGATCCGGAGAACTGGCCACAAGAAAAAAACGACCATTAAGTTCATCCATACCAACACAGCCGTCAATATAAACCTCATCCCCATTTACATAAGAATGTCCTACTACTGTTAAGACTCCCGGATATGCTTGAGTTATACCGCTAATATCCAACGCGTCTTCGGTAACTACACCACCGTTAGTAAAAATACGCATGTACCCTTCTGTAAAAGAAAGTATATATGCTTGATCGTCTGAAAAAGTAAAAGGAATAAAATGAGCTACGTTGTTTCTTCGAGTAGTTCGGGAATATAAAAATCCTGGACGATATTCGGTAGGTCCGTGTAACTGAGTTAAAAAATTATCACCGGTCAAAACACCGCTTTTATAGAGATCCAAATTTGGACGCCCCATTAATTTAGGCGTCAAGATCCCATTACGAAAATCATATATAGGAAGATTAAGTCCTGCCATTTTGCCCCGTGTATAAACCGGTTGTCCGGGATCCTCCGTAGAGCCTCCGTCCCTGAAGCAATTTGCTCTGTCTATACGCTACCGGGGGGTTAACCTTCCCGTTATTTGCTTTAGCTTCTACCTGTGCTACTTTTTTTCCATCCTGCACTCGCTTTTGCAAGGCGACATTACCGGTAAGTTTAAAAACAATTTTTTCCGCTATACAATAAGCGAAATAGATTTTAAAAGATGGACTGAATTTTGTCACTTCAGTCTGATCGAAAACATATCCAATATCTAAAGACTCTGCACCTCCGTTATCAATATAAAGGTTTCCATTCTCTATCATATAGTTCCATTTTGAAAGAGGATAGTCCCAATACTTAATAAAACTTAAAGAAATATAATCTGCGGGAAGCACATATGCGTCATCAAAACCGAAATCAGGCGCGGTAGCATTAAGGGGAATAGCTTTTCTTGTAGACGCAAAAACCCAGGGAAATCCCTCTAAAGCTGTCTGCCGCAGATCGTCATACCATCTATCAGCAACTACCGCCGCTTTATCATCCCCGGGTACTTCTACATCGTTAATGTTTTCTGTCTTAATAATATCAAAGGCTAAATTAACGATGTCAGTTTTTGCATTGGCTACACTCATACCTTCTCCTTTTTTGGGGAGAAGCGGAAGAGCCTTTCGGCTCCTCCGCCCAACATGACATCAGACATTCTCCCTTTGGAACTTATTAAGACGCCGCTTTCAGTTCTCTACGGACAAGGCGAAGTTTTACGCACACAACACCTGTCGCGGCCGCGTCCTTGTTTATCGTCAAAGCAAGCACGTAGCTCTGTCTTTCACTGCAAACATCACTTACAAGTGAATGAAGAGCCGCGTCCTGATTGGCGATAGTGACAGCGGAAATCGGGCTGAGCCCGCTACCAGGTGCAAGAGCACTGGTAAGATCTCCACCATCAACAAGCGCGTCAACATCAAGAACTCCTCCGCCATGTTCCTCAGTCTCATAGAGACCCAGGTCAACGTCGTCCAAACCTGTGAGCGCGTCACAAGTAATTTCTCCGCCAACCGGAACATAGTTAGAAGGTATCTCGGCGATCCGGTAAATCGACGTCGCACTGTCTCCGCTTGTTATGTTCGCTTTCGCGATCACTTCAAGACAATCAGCGCCAGCTACAACTACAGCGTCAATCGGAGTGTTGTCGGTCGTCTTATACGTTGTTAAATCGACTACAGCCATTTTATTTTCCTCCTATTGTTAAGGTTGAACTTTTACACCAAAAAGTACGAAACAACAACGGTCAGTTTCGTACCGCCAGTTGCCGCACTTCCCGTCTTTGAAATCACAAGGGCCTCACTCACTGTAAGACCTTCAGCCATACCCACACCAAGAGAGATCTGTGGCGGGTCTATGTCTTTTGTGATTACTCGATTATCGTCTAACATACTCTGACCAATCGAGCAGACGTTCACTGTACCACTTTCATCTTCGAGCTCCATAGATGTCAAACCTGAGAAGTTTCCGTCACAAACGATGTTAAAGTCTGTAACGACAATCTGACTGCCCGGCGTTGCCGCAACAATCGTCTTTCCGGTATTCAACTCAGCTAAAGTTACCTCTACCTGAGCGGCAATCAAATTGCCTGTACCGGTAGGACCTGTAGGTCCAGTAGGACCAGTTGCTCCGGTACTACCTGCACCTGTAGGGCCTGTCGCTCCGGTAGGACCAGTTGCTCCGGTAGGACCTGTCGCTCCTGTTCCGCCGGTCGGGCCAGTAGCCCCCGTCGAACCAGTTGCTCCGGTCGAACCCGTAGGTCCTGTTGCCCCGGTCGGCCCTGTACCATCAGACGGTCCTGAAGGCCCGGTCGCTCCGGTTGCCCCGGTCGCTCCGGTTGCCCCGGTAGGTCCAGTAGAGCCGGTCGCTCCGGTTGGGCCAGTTGAACCAGTAGAACCCGTAGATCCTGTAGGTCCTGTAGGTCCTGTTGCCCCGGTCGGCCCTGTACCATCAGACGGTCCTGAAGGCCCGGTCGCTCCGGTTGCCCCGGTCACTCCGGTTGCCCCGGTAGGTCCAGTAGAGCCGGCGCCCGTAACCAAGTTCACTATATCCTGAATCGTCCGAGTTTTCGGGTTATCCCCGTCCGCCGGATCAATCATAACGAACTTATCGGTTTTGGCCGCCGCACCTGTACCCGCCGCGAGTTCAGACGTCTTTTTAAACGTAAGATCTAATGTATTATCGGCCATCGTGCTCTCCTTCGATTATTTTATATAAATAACTAAGGCGGAAGCGACACGCTCCCGCCTGTTATCTATTAAGCATAAAATACAGATGGATCTTTCACTGTGGTCTGGAACTTGATAACATTGTTACCGTTCGTTCTCACAGCACCCGCGGTCAGAGTAAGTCTCAACCTTACGGTAGAGATCTTAGTCTCTTTAAGCGGTATGATCTCAAACTGTACGCCATCGCTTGCCATACCATAAACAAGCGCACTGTTCGCCATAGCGAGACAGTCTCTCGTTCCGGAAGCCTCATTCAACATCTTTCCGGTTGCGGCCTGGGCTCCGAACGTCACGTTCATCATACCAAGCTGTCTACCGAAACCAGACTCATTAGGCATAGCCATCGCGTTTGAAGGATACACAGACTGGAATTGCCACGATGTCAACTGTGTAATACCGCCCATGTCATACTGCTCATCTTCCGTGATGACAAACTTCACATTGTTCATCCCGTTTGGAGATACAACTTCCGTACCGGTGAACCTGTGGTTTATCTTTCTCAGAAGATCGATCGTGATACCACCCGTTGCGTCCAGGGTAAGACCACCATCATTCGCGAAAGACAGAGCTGTATCGCCTTTTTCCCCGTAGTATACCGTCGCAACCGCGGCGTTTATACCTACCTTATCAAGAAAACGATAAGACGCTTTCATCATTTCCTCTGTGATAAGAGCGGATGGATTGGAAGAAGTCGTCTTACGGAACCAGTGTTCGTCGTAATCAACCTCTATAATCATCCTGTCGGTGTCGAGCTTTCTACGGAAGTAGTTAGCCGAAACACCCTGGGAATTGGCATTATAGGAATTGTCCACCCTATAATCAACAGGAGCGATCCCGTCAATATAGAGCTGTTTGCCTTCGACCGTAACTTCTGGATAGAAGCCGCCGAAAAGCCGTGTCTCTTCTTGCTGTGGAATTTTCAACAGATTACCGAGGTAATCATCTTTAAGGACTGTTTCCACGCCCGCATAATCGTTTCTCGCCATGATATTCCTCCTTATTAGGGTTAGTCAATAAATTTACTCTATTAACGATACCCGTTTAAGTCGGACGGCGACGCCGATACCCGCTCTGTTACGGACGTTATAATTTACCTCAACTATACCTTATATTTTTTCTAATGTCAAATATTTTACGAAAATAGGTTAATTCCTTTTTCGTCTGCTTGATTTCCTATTTTCATCATTTGTGTATTGATATTAGAAAGTTTCATCTTTTTAATATGCTCAGGCATATTCTTATCAGCTTTTATCATGCGCTTTTGCTGAGATAACGTCTGAAAATCAGACCTTAAATCTCCGGTCAAATCGCCTTTAGGCCCGGGCCTATTTATGACCCTACTTTCTCCAGAATAGGTATCATAAATATGTTTCCCAAAAACAATAAGAGGAAGCAACTCATCGTTTGACATTCCTTTTATCTTATCAGCCAAATAGGCTTTTTCACCCAGAGCTTCTCGCATTACACTCATAAAAGCATTCATCGCGGCCGCTTTGTCCTCACCTAAAACTTCATCCGCGAGTTTTTGAAAATCAACATTCTGTTTCGCACTTGCCTCAACCGCGGGTCTGGTTAGATCATAAACAACCTCTTCGTATTCTGAGACTATTCCTTCAGCGGCTTTTTTAGGGAGGCCGTATTTGAACAAGATGTTTTTCATCTTGCTGTCCATTTCTTTATTACGAGGAATGTCTTTGGTGTTCTCAGAACTTTTAAACTCATATCCGTCCGCAGTTTCAGGACGCCCAAGTTTAGAATAAAAAGAGTCAAGCTCTTCTTGTGTAGCGTTCTCACCGGGAAGAGGGATCTTATCCTTTCCTATAAGTTTCTGAGCGCTCGCCATACGGTGCCATAGGTCATTAAAATCTTTGACCTCTTTAGCCCAGGGCTCATTCTTATAGCGATCCGGAATAATAAAATCTTTATTCTTTGGACCTGACGGTCCTGTTCCTCCTGTCTGTAAACGAGGGTCTATTTTTCCTGTTGCGCCTGTTGCACCTGTTGGCGCGGCACCTATAGGTGCGCCGCCTGTAGATCCTGCTCCGCCTGTAGATCCTGCTCCGGGTCCTGTCATGTTGGTTCCTCCTTTTATTATTGTTCCCAATTATGTCTTTCAATCTTCGCTATCGTATCAGAAGATAATCCAAAGCGTATCCTCTCATACACACTTTTAGCACCTAATACCAAAAGTGTTTCTTCCGTATCAATCCGATTTTCTTTTGTACGTCGAACGGAATCTGTGTCACCTCCGCATAGAAGAAAAAGATACCTAAAAAACTTTTCCCCTTCAGGTGTTGAAGCCACAGACTCAAGCGTCTTACGCATTTCGTCAACCTTTTTTTCATATTCTTCCAGAGCTTCTTTTCTTTTCTGAGCTACACTCGCTCTGCTAAAAGGTTGTTTGTCTTTTTTATCCTCTGCCATGTTGGTGCCTCCTTTATTGTCCGGCTCCTACCTCTGCCATATTACGAACAGCTCCGCTCTGCGCGGCGGCCGCTTGCGCATTAGCTTGATTGGCGGCCGCTACTTTTGCATTAGCCTCAATCTTAGCCATTTCCATCTGTGCCGCGGCTCTATTCTTACGGATCATTTTTCGTTCTTCCGGTGTTCGTGTTACGATTGAATCCGTAGCTGTTAGTCTTTTCAATTTCTCAGCGGTTCCATCAGGATCAATAACATCGATAAATTCCGGGCTTATTGCTCCGGCTTCTCCCATAACAGAAATAAACTTCAAGGTACTTGCAAGTTCTTCGTTATTCATTATCCTGGCGGCCGGAGAAATAAACTCAATATCATACCAATCCATTCCGCTCATCTGCGCTTTTAAAACCTCTGCCGGAATCTGTACTGGCTGTATCCCGTTTTTGAGAAGTTCTTTAACTTGCGGATTGTTTTTATCATTTGGATCCGCGACTCCCGCTAACCCCATTCCATATAAAATATCTACGGAACGAGTAATTATCTCTTCCAGAAAAGACATGATCTGTGTAAATATAGGAGAAAGCGCGTCAGATCTTATCTGTTCACGCATGATAGCTTCTCCTAAAGTCATCCGCTGTTTTGTCTGAAGATCATATAGTTTATCCAAAAGAAAATAACCCGCGATATTTTCATCAAGTTGTTTAGCCCATTCATACATCACGCGAAGATCTCCTACCTCAAATAATGGAAAGATAGGTTTCTCTGTTGGTATGGTCCCGGATACATTGAACACATTCAATGCACCACCAGAAAGATCTACAGCCAAACCGGCGAGAGACCCATTATCAAACATACCAAGTGCGGGTTGAGCTGTTAACTCTCCGCCAAGCGCCAAGATCTCATTCGCTATATTTTTCTGGACAACCGTTGGCAGTGCGTCCATACCTGGGCCACGACCATAAGATTCATATTCCAGTTTATCATAGAAAAGAACCTTGAGTGGTAAAGACTCATATCCCCCAGATTCAAGATACTTGTTTTCGTTCGGCATAAAAAGATCCGCCGAATAAGGCATTCCCATCTTCCCTTTTTTATTACGTGTCTGTTCCGGGGACCGCGGACGAATAGCTTCACATACAACAAAGCGTTTTGTATGATCGTTATTTTGAACAGCCTGTTTTACCTGAGCCCCGGCGGCCGCTCCATATCGATCCCAAAGTTCTTCCGCAGAAAAATTGTAATCGATAAACAGCTCCCGGATCTCTCCATTTTTATCATATCCGATATAAAAGGAAAGAATCGATTTATTGAAATAACTGAGAGGACTGGAATAGTCTCCTTTTTGTGCGACCATTCCGGAAGTACCATACACAACCATTTCAAGAATCGTTTTAAACAATGAAGCGGTAAGTCGTGATTTCGGCCGTTCCATATATGTAGCAAGTCCTGTTGTCAGCCAATCAAAATATACTTTCACCCCTTTATTATCCGGAAGCATTTTTGAAGGAATAATCCTAAAAGTTCCTTTTTCATTTTTCCAGGTCATTCCCATTAACGCGGACGCCATAAGTTTCGCGCTACGTGCGCCGGCGTTATCATTAATGTTTCCGTCGTTTTCAAACTGCCCCTGAATTATCTGTGGTGTATAGACCTGATAATCAGATTGAATCTGATAAAAATAAACAGAGAGTTGTGAATATTGATTATTAAAATTCACCTTCGCTGTTTGATAACCGGTACGAGCTCGTTTTAGTTTTTCGAGTAACGTACCGTTCTCTTGTATTTTATCCGCCATTTGTCACCACCTTTATGTTAAACGAGCACTCGCCGTTTCAGGATTCGAGCCCGTTCCTGTTGGTGAAGTAAAAAGGATCCCGGACCTATATGCTCTTTTTCTTGCGTCTGTCATTGCCTCTTCATCAGTCAACGTACCGGTGTCTGTCGATACCTGTACTCGACTGTCCCCCGACTTTGAATCAAAACCACCGGCCGCTCCATACGCGGCAACTCCCGCTCCGGCCGCTACAGCCGTCGCTCCTACACCAACACTAAACGCTGTGGCCGCCGAAGCCCCCAACGCTGTTCCGATTGCTGTAAATAATGGCATAACCAACCCCCTTTTTTAATTAAGCTCTTTGATAAATCTTGTTTCCATAGATTTGAAACCAAGTCTATCATATAACCTAAAGAGCTTCTCTGTCTTACTGTTGTGCATACAACAAACTGTCATACGCTCAATACCCTGTGCTTTACACCAGTCCTGCACATGATGAAAAAGTTTCAGCCCATATTTCCGAAACCCTAAACTAACGTACCAAACAACCTCTTCATATACCGGCCGCTTACTACAAAAGTCCTGGACAATATGACCGACAAACAACCCTACCACTTTTTCATTTACTTCCACTACAAAAGAAGTATGCCATATTTTTCGGAATATTTCCATTAATCTGTCCAATTCCAAATAATTGCCATACTCACCAAGAGACTCGGTATTGAACTGAGAAATCAACTCAACACCGATCGCGAAATCTCTTTCTTCCATAGGTCGTATTTTCACACAAACAGCTCCTTAATTTTTAATATACAGTTCACTCGGCTTATCCCGACGAACAAATTTTTCCGCGAGTCTCCGCGTTCTAAAAGGACTACGAGCCCGGACAACCGAAGGTGTTGCCACCTGGATCCGCGAAGCAGTGGTCCTTGCCTTAACTGGAAAAGCAAAGGTCAAAGCCATAGCGTCCGCGATGTCCGGAGAGATCCCGTCGTTATCTTTTTTAATCTTTTCTTTCGGAGGGAGAGTGAGTAATCCACGCGACGTTGTTCTTTCAAATCCTGGTACCATGAGCAGGTCTCTTGCGAATATGTCTTCGTCCGGTATACTCACTCCTCCCTCTTCAAACCAATCTTTCATAAATCCATACATCTGCGCGCGCTTGTTTCGATACAGTTCCGGCATAAGAGCTCCGGACCCAAAAGGAACGGCCATCGTCTTCGCGCCATAACCCATTTCCGCCAGGCGATCTCGACAGCCATATCCATAAGCAACATCGAGAAAAACCATATCTAATCCAAGTTGATCTATTTTTTGCGCGACGATTCCCGCAAGCCGCATTGGCTTGACCGGGTCCGTGTATACTTCGTATTCAACAATTCGTCGTCCTTGACGGACAACGAGGACAGTGCGGTCAGCACCTTCTCCACTTCCATCCACTCCCATAACCATAGGAGCGAAAGCGTCAAAGTACGCTTGATTTTTCCGCGCAGTAGCCACATACTCCGGCTTGATAAGCGTGTTCCCTGTTGACTGGAACGCTTCCGCCAGACAGCATGGATACTCCTGTAAAAATTTCCATAGATCTCCATTATACTCATCCTCCAATTTTCGCCTACGCCAGAAGATCTGGTCAATTTTCAGGTTGTAGATCTCCATGAGTTCCAGTTCTTCTGTCGTAGGCTTAAATCGTGAGGGAGGGGTTTCTCTATATTCATCCTGTATGTACCAGGGAATGAAAAGTGTTTTGTATCGAGTAAGTGCGTTCGGATCGGTCCCTTTCATACAGAGATTATAAAACATGTTGTTCACACCATTCGCGGTGGACTCCATGATAATTTCCGTTTTTAAATCTGTCGCGACTCCTTGCATAAGACCGGTTGACAGATCGTCCGTGTTCCCATAGAACGCGGCTTCTGACAAATGAAGAAGTTGCGGGTTCATCCCTCTCCCAACGTCCTGTGCCCCCGCGGTACCCAGACCATATTCTGAATCGATCCGTCCGAATTTTAATTCTTTTTTATTGGATCGTTCTATGCCGGGCCGCAGGGGATCAGGTAAATTACTATACATTCTTTTCACCATATCGAAAAGATAATCAGTAGACTTTGAAATATGCGCGAGTATAAAAACACTCACACCCAAATTGAGTGACGCTTTGTGGAGGAAACGCGCGGCCGTGTATGTACTGACGCCTTGCTGTCTTCCTTTCACAACACATACACGAACGAGCTGTCCCGCTTTACGTATGTCCTCAATAAAATTATGTAACATCATCTGGGCTTTATTAAAAACCAGAGGAACGGTCCTTCCTCCAGATTTAGGACGGATCCTGATAAACCGTTGAGCATATTCAGGCAAGTTGTCACGAAGGTAATCAATCTTCGACATGATGTTCGACATCGATAACCTCCCCTTTCTTTCCCTGAATACCATTTAAAACATCATCGATCGTAAGGTTGAGATTTGTATTTTCAGATATGAGTTTTGGTTTACCCAGGACGCGATCAAAAAGTTCTTGAGCTGACTTCAAGTCCCCGGCCGCGGCGAAGACCGCTATTTTTATTGCGGCTATTTTTATGTGTGACATTCCTCCAAAATCAAGAGTCTTCAAAGATTCCGGAGTAAGCATTGCCGCTTCGTGTATCGCTGTCGTGAAGATGTCCTTTACATTACCAAGATCCTCAACTTTGACAGGCACCCCCGATTCCATCTTGAACTTCGTGACGTTCCCGCGTCGGTCTACTTTGGTAAAATATATATCCTCATCCGTGAGTTCTTTTGTCTCGACAGGCTGAGGAGCAAAAGGATCAGTCATCTTCTCTCCTTATTAAAAAATGAAAGGAGGCTCTGCCCCTCCTTTGCCGGCTTGAACCGGAGCTCTCCTCATTTATATTCCCGCGAACGGATCGCCTGGTTTACTTTCCTTTTTCTCTTCTGCCGGGCCCCCTGGAACGCTCGGCGTGTTTACTGTCCCCGCGCCCGAAACTATCGGCGCCGCGCCCGTTGTAGGACCTGTCGCGCCTTTCCCTTTCAGAAGCTCTTTCTCTACTTCCGACGGCTCTGCCACTTCTGACGGCTTGCTCTTTTTTGGAAGCGATTCTTCCTCAGTCTTCGATTCCAATTCGAGAAACTCATCAGTGTCAGCGACTTCTGCTTTACCGTCGCCGCGCATTTTGTCCAGTTCCGGATAGGATCGCTGTTTACCCTCTCTATACTCCGCAAGATGTTTTTGATAACCCTTTTCATCTTCCTCCCTGAGCGCCACCATTTCACGCGCCTTTTCGACGGAATAAAATTCATAAACATCTACGCCGAGGTCCCACTTCTTGCAATACTTCGCGAGCTGTTCCAACGTCATCACCCTCAAAGGTATGTCCGTTATGTCGTTCGGATCGTTCCTGTTGATGAGCTTGAGAATTTTTATCTCATAAATTCTCTGCCAACCTACTTCTTCTGGTCCGTATCTGTCAACGAGATATTTTGGAACAGTGTAATTTCTGAGAACATACCAGGGCATTTTCGCTGAATGCTGATCGAGCTTGAAAATAACTTCTTCTTTGTACTTCGTCTCTTTTGATTGATCGTTGAGTTTGGTGAACGTCACCAAGACTCTGATAAGAAACGGATAGTGAAGCAAATCTTCCTTTCTATCCGCCACGGGTGTTGGACTTTCGCCCGTTCCGTCTTTCCATGATTTTTCTGCCATGTTTCCCTCCTTGTGGGTTTGTGAATGTCTGATGATATTAACGCCTGAACAGCTTAACTGTCTAAAAATTTATGCTAATTCCTTATACACGTTAACTATACATGATATATACCCTTTTGTCAAATTTTTTAAAATTTTTATTCTATATTAAGTTAATTGAAAAATTACATCTATGACGGAAGTGGTCGGAATCTTTGACCCGGTGGGGTGACGTCTATGACGGAAGTTGAATGCCCGGGTAGATCATTAAGAGATTTTGTGAGTGAGAGGATACCTGGATTTTTATGAGCGAGAGGATGGAGAGACTTATTTACTATTTTAAATTCGCGCGCGTGGCGGTGGAGGGTTCGCCACGCCAAAAATTTAAGGGGGGGTGGGGGTGTAAAATAATCCATAAGGAGCGAGCGCCCGCCGTCATGGTGTATGATGTCATCCTCTCCCCATGTTTCAAATGTTAAGTATTGACATGATGTGATAATACAACGATACAACCGCTCAACGTGTGCCCGGTATCATGTCATAACTTAACATATACAACAGGTCAAAGGGATGTTTCAAATGTCGATATGTGTAATGATTACGAATGAGAACACGGAAACTTTTCTTTGAACACTCTCCCACCTTTAGACCCTCCGCCGTTGGATGATGTACCATACACCCTATAGGTATATACATACCTCTCAAAAATACTTATATGACTTCTCATTCGTAATCATTACACATTTAAATATACACAACAAAACAAATATTCAAATAAATACTTGACATTTCGCTATTTTAGTGTATAATTGATTATAGAGATACTCGACAAATAAGAACAAATAAAACAGAGAAGCGAAGCGCCGGAAAGGCGCACCAAATGAGGAGAAGAGAAAATACAGCTTGCCAAAAAGGCAAAAAGACATGAACGGCAACAAAAAAGGAGGCAACAAAATGGCTGATACGATTTGCAAAAACTGTTCACACCGCGACACCTGCGCCGAGGCGCAAAGGTTTAGCACCGACATAGTCGAGTCTTGCGACTACTTCGACCGGGAAGGTGTTGACCTTGAAAATTTCTATAGTTTAGTGTTTGATAACAAACGCGGGACGTTTAGCGTCCACATGGCACGCGCTATCTATCAAGAGGAAGCACACGCGCGGATATTGGAGGAATACGGCCACGCCGGAGAGGTGCAGACCTTTAGCGCCGGGCAGTTTTGGCAACTGTTCAGCGCGATAGACGGGGCGCTCACCCATTGGGAGGAGGTAGACAGGGAAGAGGGCTACACCTGCGACGAGTGCGCGGAAGAGGGGCACAACTGTCCGGCTGAGTTCGTAATCTATAACACCGCGGACCGGGACGGCGGCCCGTCTCAATATCTCTGCCGGAAACACCTTGACAAACTCGAAAATACCGAGTTTTAAGGGCCGAAACCCCGCTTTGCGGGGTCCGCGTCGGTTGGCTACTGGCGCGCTGATGAGGCAAGCCACAACACAAATGAGGGTCAGCAGACCCCGAAGGAGGCAACAAAATGGCACAGTTTAGAGGAACAGTTCAGGGAAACAGGTCAGAAGCGTCAAGGCTCGGGCACAAGACAAGCGGTATAACGACACGCTGTAACGGTTGGCGGTCCGGCGTAAGGGTCGAGGGCAGTTATTACGAGGACAAAGACGCTGACGTCTTCACGGTGTACGCGACCGCGGGGAGCGGGTACGGCACAAGTGCGGGCATGATCGCACAGGTAACAAAGGACGAAGAAGGCAAAGAAGTAATACAATACTACTTCCCGAACGGTCTTTTTGTGGAGTTTAAAGACGGCGAAGTCTCGCGGGCGTCCGCTCAGTTATTGGACGCTTTCCGTGGTAAATAGGCCGAAACGCCCTCCGGGGCGTCTGGTCCGGGTGTTTCCGGGCCACTGATGAGGCAGACAAAACGACAGGAAACAAAGGAGGCAAAGACATGACGAGGCAAGAATTATTTGACAAAAGAGTCGAGGAGCGCGTCAAGGAAGAATTGACGCCCGTAAACGCTAACAAGCGCTATGACGAAATGCTCGACGAGGTAAGCGGAGAAATCCGTATCGGGTCGATTACTTTTGACGCGTCGCGCGTATTGGAAGAACTCGACCCTATCGCGTACCGTTGCGGGTTCAGTGATTGGCTTGACGGCGCAGAACTGGAAGAGATTGACGGCGAGTATTACGAACAATCAGAAGTTGACGACATCAAAGAAGAGACCGAGAACGAAATCGAGGAAAGTGACTTCATTCGTATTTGCGACGAATGCGGAAAAGTTATGCAAGAAGGCTATTGCATAGGCGGGGGTCAAGCATATTATTGTAGTGATGAATGTTTGCACAAGGCGACCGACGAAGTCGACCGGGAAGCGTATGACATAGGCGGAGACAATTCCGACAGTTATTGGACTAATTGGGAATGGTCCGACGAGTGGGCCCGGCTTATGGAATAGCCAGAAACGCCGACCCCTGCGGGTTGCAGGGTCCCGGGGCGACAGGCTCGCCCGTCGGCGTCTGGGTGCGTTGGCTACGCATTCACTGAAGAGGGAAGCCAATCGAGTAAAGGAAGTCAAAAAGGAAGTGGATAAATGCCGTCAACAATTCAAGTGTATAGGTTTTTAAAAAAGCGCTATCCGAATGACGGGCGCAAGTTTCACCTGATGAGCATGTCAAAGTTGTACGCAATCTATTACAGCGTGAAACGGAAAGAGAACACCAAAAAACAGGAGGCAAAAAGATGAAGACAAAAAAGTATGTAGTGGCGATCGAATTACGAACACAGGATATTGATGGTAATGTGATTGACCAGGAAGAACAAAAACAGCTTGTTATAAGCACGATAGGGTCGTTATGGAATGTGGCGAGCGTTGGATTTATGTCTGAGACAAGATATATTATACAGCGCGAAGCCGGTGGAATGCCCGGGGACCCGGAAATATTTGATAATGAAAAGGAAGCGCAACAGCGGTACATTGACATTGTCAATGAAATATTTAAGGTAGAACTTATCACAGTCGAAGAGGCCGAAGAAATGATGTCCCGGGGTTGGGATTATGAAGGCGTTCGACTATATGAAGTAGAAGTTTAGCCTCCAATGTCGAAACGTCCCGGGCGGTCCGGGACGTCTATATAGGTTTATTACCTATATACTGATGAGACAAATACCCGGGAATCCGGGACAAATACCCGGTATTTTGGGACAAATAAAGGAGGCAGTTATGTATCAGTCAATCGAACAGTTGCGCAAAATGAGCTATATTGACCGTCTCAGAGAGCTCCAGAGCCGTTATTTTCAGCGAGAAGGGGTCTTGGCCCGGTGCAAATGCTGTGGTCTGACGCTCAATAAGGCTGAGATTCAGGAAAATCAGGGTAAATGTTTCCATTGTATCAAAGGAAACTGCCCTAAATGTAAATAAACCGAACAATAAGATACAAACGGAATAAAAAATAAAATTGAAAAAATATTTGACACTTGGATATTTTTGATGTATACTCGCAATTATGACATTGGACACTTTTCAGAGCACATCGAAAAATCCTCAACTATAAAGCAGGAAAGAATGAAAAAAGTTTTTATTTTGTCTATCGTTTTATGTTTTCTGGCGCAGAGCGCCGGGGCGGTGGTAGGATGGCACGCCATAAAAATGTGGAACGATCGACAGCCTAAAAAATCTGTTCCGTATTCCGACGAAGAGATTGTCAATGCTATCTATAAAGCGGAAGGCGGAAGTGAAGCTCAATACCTCTATGGTATCAGATCATGTTCTTACGACACGCCGGCAGAAGCCCGTCGCATTTGTTTCAATACAGTGCGCAACAATCGCGCCCGCTATGCAGACTATGGACATAAACAGTTCGATACATACCTGGAATTTTTAGCGTCCCGGTATTGCCCTATCGGAGCGGATAACGACCCGAAAGGTCTGAATAAAAACTGGCTTAAGAACGTGAAGTTCTTTTTAGAGGAGGGGAGAAAATAATGAATATTTATGACGCCTTAGAGGCTTTGGATTCTATTGCTTCCCTTGCTGACGTGGAAGGTTGGCGTCAAATAGATCATCAGCCTAAGATAAAAATGGTCAGTTTTAAAAAAGGAAAGGCCAGGATAAACGTTTACTATACTACAATGACAGTGGGGACCTGTATAGACCATCCGAAAAAAGGAAAGACTCAACTTTTTCGTCGGAACGTTTCAATGGAAACACTCACAAAGATTTTTCGGAATCCTCGAATCCATACACAGCGGGGATATTATAGGAGAGATAAATGAAGTTTGATCGTTTGAAAGATTTTTGGCGTGTATCAAAATTCAATCCTTACAAATGGCTGTGGTGTTTGTGGTGTGAGTTAAAATTTCAAATTAGAAAGAGGAGAAAAAGATGAGATATTTTGAAGGTGGTCGAATTATAAAATCATGGTGTAATAGCCCGGAACCAGGAGCAATCGCTCAAGCACAAAACCTTTCAATGCTTCCTTTTTTACATGAACACGTTGCTCTTATGCCAGATACTCACGAAGGCTATGGTATGCCGATTGGTGGGGTTATTGCGACAAAGGGAGTTGTAATACCTAATGCTGTTGGTGTAGATATAGGTTGTGGAATGATTGCCGTACAGACGAGCATTGTAGATTTATCCATGCACGATTTAAAAGCTATCCTGGGTGAGATACGCAAGACTGTTCCGGTAGGTTTTAATCATCATAAAGAAGCTCATCAAGATTGGATGCCGAAGGAAATGTTTAAAGAGGCTGACGCTCCTATTGTAGATCGTGAATTTGATTCGGCATGTAAACAAATAGGAACACTCGGCGGCGGAAACCATTTTATTGAAATCCAAAAAGATAGCCTCGACGGTGACATTTGGATAATGATACATAGTGGTAGTCGTAACATCGGATTGAAAGTAGCAAACCACTATAATAACATTGCTAAAAAGCTCAATGAAAAATGGTATTCAATCGTTCCGAAAGCGTATGATCTTGCGTTCCTTCCTTTAGATAGTGAAGAGGGCGTGAGATACATGACTGAAATGAACCAGTGTTTAGCATTCGCCCTGGCAAACAGGAAAGCGATGATGAACATTATTAAGAGCATATTTGCGGTACAAACAAACTGTACTTTTTTCGAGGAGATCAATATACACCATAACTATGCAACAATGGAACATCACTTTAATAAAAATGTCATGGTGCATAGAAAAGGGGCGACGTCCGCAAAAGCGGGAGAGCTTGGCTTGATACCGGGGTCACAGGGAACAGCTTCTTATGTGGTTGAGGGACGTGGAAATCCTGAATCTTTTATGTCGTGCTCTCATGGCGCCGGGCGTAAGATGGGGCGTAAGTTCGCGCAAAAGAACTTATCTCTCGAAGAAGAAACAAAGAAGTTAGACGATCAAGGTATTTTACACTCTATTCGATCAGTCAAAGATCTTGACGAGGCGAGCGGGGCGTATAAAGATATTGATACAGTAATGGAGGAACAGCAGGATCTTGTTAATATCAAGGTTAAACTCCTTCCACTTGCTGTTGTAAAAGGTTAAGTGACGAAGAGTTCGTCTGCTACAAAGGGTCAGACGATTCGCTAAGCGTGCGGGGACGTGGCTGACAGCCACTATAAGCCTTGAGGATCGCAACGAACTAACGAGGCGTCCAGAGTAGCCATACGGCTGTCAACCGTAACGCCTACAATCGTCACTAAATAGTCTGGGGGTGGCTCAGTCTGGTCAGAGCTCCTCACTTGGAATGAGGAAGTCGCAGGTTCAAATCCTGTCCCCCAGACCATATTTAAAGGATAAATAATGCACATAGTCTATCTCATACATTTTAATCAGCCGTATAAGAGAGTTCGTCATTATCTGGGGATCACAAATAATCTGAAAAAACGTATCCGCAGACATAAAAGGGGACATGGCGCCTCTCTTATGCGCGCTGTTTTTGCCGCGGGAATAGAAGTCCAGGTATTTGTCCTTGCTGAAGTAGCGACCAGGAATGAGGCAAGTACGCTCGAACGAAAATATAAAAACAGACATAATCATAAACAGCTATGCCCTATATGTAAGGAGAGACATGGAGAAAAATAAAAAACCCGTAGCGATTCTCGATACTGAATCCGGGGACGAAGTTATTATCTATGCAAAATTCAGAATAGCCGGAGGGCCGTTACAACATGTTAAACATGTAATTAGTGTCCGGGAATACGGAAACATTCACGTTGAAAAAGAAACAAGGAATTACGGATGAGTAAATTGCCAGTACAAGTATCGATACATCTTTATAAGGTCCTGGGACTTAAAGATTTTGCGTCCAGGGAAGAGATCAAAAAGGCGTATAGATCGTTGGCGCTTAAACATCATCCGGATAAGGGAGGCGATCTCCGGAAAATGCAAGAGATCAACGCGGCAAAAGATTTTCTTATAAAACATAAAGAAGAATATGACCGGAAACTTAAAGCGCACCAGGAGCCACAAATTGTTGTCCGGTATACATACGGTTGGAGCTATGGGGGCTCTACTACATCTGCAACTACAAGTTTTTAAGGAGGAAAAATGAAAACATTGGTTATCGGCATGGGAGAAATCGGGAGCGCGTTACATGAGGTCCTGAAAGACAAATACGGAAATAAGGTTTTTTCGTACGATATTCGTGAAGGCGAAAAAGAGTTGCCAAAAGTGGATCTATTGAACATATGTATCCCGGACTGCGAAGACTTCGTTGACATCGTCAATGATTATATCGCTGAATGTACTCCGAAGTTTACGGTCATTCATTCGAGTGTCCCTGTCGGTACCACAGAAAAGATCGATGGTAAAGCGTTTCATAGTCCCGTAAGAGGTAAACACCCGAAGATGAAAGAGGGACTTCTTACTTATGTAAAATATCTTTCCTTCGATAATGGCTATCATTACGAGGCCCAGGAACTTTCAAATTATTTTTTTAGAGCCGGAATTGTATGCAAAACTCTTCCGGACACAAAATGTACCGAACTCGCGAAACTTCTCGCGCTTTCACGGTATGGGGTCTATATCGCTTTTGCAAAAGAACAGGAAGCGATCTGTGAAAAATTTGGTGTTGATTATTACAAAGTCGTCACGGACTTTGAAAACACCAGGAACGAAGGACTCAAGAAATTAGGCGGTGATAATTTAAAACTTCTTCAGCCGCTTCTATGGCCATTCGATAAATTCGTCGGCGGTCATTGTACGGTTGAAGATATGGAGATCCTTCTCAAACAGATGGATACTCCGCTTCTTCGTGAAGCCTATAATATAGGAAGGAACACAAAAGTTTGGGGGAACTGTAATATTTACTCGTCCGCTAAGATAGGCAAAGGCTGTTCAGTAGGCGGAGGATCAGAGATCGGTCATAACGTCAGGATCGGTAATAACGTCCGGATAGGCGCAATGGTGTTTATCCCGGAAGGCGTAACGATCCAGGATGACGTTTTTATCGCGCCAAAGGTGACATTCAGTAACGATAAGTACCCGCCGAGTGATAGAAAAGAGTGGGGAACTATTCTCGTTAAGAAAGGCGCGGCGATCGGGATGGGTGCGATCATACTTCCCGGCGTAACAATTGGAGAGAATGCGTTAGTAGGCGCCGGGTCTGTTGTTACACGCGATATACCTGACGGTGAAAAATGGTACGGAAATCCGGCTCATGCGCACGGAAAGAATAAAGGGGAGTAATATGGGGAGCATGAGAGAAGAGATTGATAAATGGTGTAGAGAAAATAATTTTAAGATCAAACGTGGAAAGAAACGTAAGCCAAACAAACACGTAAAGGAGGTGAAGAAAAATGACAGAGTTTCTGACAATGAAAGAAGTGGCAAAGCGACTGAAAGTACACCCTGTAACGGTTAATCGGTACTGTAAACAGGGAAAACTGACTTACTACCAAGTGGGTTGTAGGAAAAGGTTTTTGGAAGAGGACGTCAATAAATACTTAGAAGGAGCTAAATGCCATGCAAAAGAAAATAGCGAACATCCCTTCGACACTAATTAGTTGTCTCGAAGTATATGCTCAAGCGGGATACGCTACTTTTGCTACGGCTGAAGACAAGCGACCTTTAAGTGGCCTGAAATGGAAAGAGGCAAATGTAGATCTATCTCCTAATCAAATGAAATATCCGTACGGTCAGTTTGGAGTAAGACTGAAAGCGGATGATTTGATTATTGACCTTGACCCTCGTAACATGCAAGGGCGCCAGGTCTGGAGTGAGATAAAATCCAAAATACCTGAGATTGAGAATCTACAGAAAAAGGCTACTTTAGTGCGTACCGGCGGGGGCGGGATACACATATATTTAAGGAAACCACCTGATTTTAAGATCCGGAAAAATCTTAAAGAATTTCCTGGGGTAGATTTTCTATCCGAAGGGGCTTATGTTATTGGCGCGGGATCTATTGTTAACAATAATCCTTATACATTTATCACCGAACCTTTTACTTCAGTTCATGCACCGATGGCTCTTTTAAATCTCATTCGGAGACAGGTTGTAGATTTGGGAGAGGTCAACCATAAAGGATTTAGTGACGAACCGGCGAACATTGAGCGGTATATAGAATACCTTAATAACCTTGCTCCGGTGGCTATTGAAGGTGAGCATGGAGATAAGACTACTTTTAAAGTAGCCTGCCGAGGTAGAGACTATAATCTTTCAATGCAAAAAACTTTTGAGTTAATGGCCGAACATTACAACCCAAAATGTCAGCCGATGTGGGAGCGAAACGAACTCCAACGAAAAGTAGCCAATGCGTATAATTACAATGAAGCTCCTCCGGGAACAAGAGATCCCAAAGTTGCGCTTCCGGACATGAACTCTGAGAAAGAGGTCAAATGGAAAGCACAGTTGGAAAAGAAAAAGGGTAAGGACGGGGTCTATTTGCCGTCATTAAAAAATGCTCATCTTATGCTTCAGCATGAAATGGGTATAAAAGGTGTGTTTACCTATAACGAATTTAACGAACGTCTGGAGATCAAGGGACACGTGCCCTGGGAAAAAGATCGTATCAATAGATATAATGCGATTGACGATCGTGAAATCGAATGTATTAGACTTCACCTGGCAAATAAATTTAATGTAGAGTTTAGCACTCAGACGATGTGGAAAGCGGTAGATCTGGTTGCGGCCGGTAATACTTATCATCCTATACGAGATCAACTGGACTCATTTATGTGGGATGGAGTAAGTCGTATAGATGATTGGCTTATAAAATATTGTGGTTGTGCCGATAGTGAACTTACTCGACAAATGGGACGCAAGGTTTTATGTGCTATGGTAGCCCGTGTCTATAGTCCAGGCTGTAAATTTGATTATGTTCTGGTCCTTGAAGGCGCCCAGGGGATAGGTAAAAGTACATGTTGCGAGATTCTCGGTGGAGAATGGTACGGAGACGCACCAATCGATCCGAAAGATAAAGATTCTATACCTTATATACATTCTAAATGGGTTGTAGAGCTTTCGGAAATGATAACAACCAGGAAAACAGAAGCTGATAGGCTCAAAAACTTTTTATCCAGGCGTGAAGATGACGTACGCTTACCTTATGCAAGAGCACGGCAACGATTTCCGCGGCAGTGTATTTTTATCGGTACCATTAATCCGGACGAGATCGGATACCTTACTGACACTACAGGTAATAGAAGATTTTGGCCTGTATGTTGTCACAGTTTTGATTTAGATAGTTTGAAAAGAGATCGAGAACAGCTTTTAGCTGAAGCGGTCCTCCTATATAAGAAAGGCGAGAGTTTGACATTACCTCTTGAACTTGTTCAGGAAAGCGAGGAAGAGGCGCACAAGCGTTTAGCCGAGGATCCGTGGCAACATATTATAGAGGAGTGGGTGGAATCACATTTAGAAGAGACTGAAGTTACAACTCAGTTTTTATATAGGAATGCTTTAAACGGTACGCTTCAAAGTATGAATACCGGGCACCAACGTAGAATAGCCAGGTCTTTAAAAAATTTGGGGTGGATAAAACGACGCGGCGTGAAAGGTATAGAGTACGTACGTCCCGTGAAAAAGGAGGCGCAGAATGCACCGGCCGATCCGTTTAGTAGTCACTAAGAATCGTCGTCAGTTTAATGAATATGTTCGAGAAAAAAACTATAAGTCAGTAAAATGTGTTTTTGTTAATAGCATGGAAGATCTTCGCGGACATTGTAATTGTGTTATGGATTTTTACGGAGAGTGGTGGAAAGGCGGTATAGGGTGGGATCATTTGATTGAGGTAGGCGAGTATTGTCGCCAACATTCTATACGCACGCCGGCTCGAGTTTTTGGAGGTACAGTTTAATGCGTATAATGATCGACACATATGATATGCTTGAGCCGTTTCAAAGAACCGGTGTTGATTTTTTGGCTAATAGAAGATCCGCGCTTTTGGCGGATGAAGTAGGAGCCGGTAAGACAGTACAAGCGATACACGCGTGTCAACAAGTGGGGGCACGGAGCATTCTTATCATATGCACAGCAAGTATCAAATATAATTGGAGAAAAGAAGCGATAAAGTGGGGGTACAGTGAAGGAGACATACATATACTCAATAACAAAAGCGTGCAAAGACGTCCCGAAGAAGGAATGTTTATCATCAACTACGATCTATGTTGGCGCAAAAACTACGCACGGTATCTTCTCAAACGGCGTTATGATGTTCTCATTTGTGATGAAGCCCACTATCTTAAAAACCACACGGCTAAACGAAGTAAGGCGGTGTACTTGTCAAACGGATACGCGGATATTTCAACTTACAGATGGATGATTACCGCGACGCCGGTTTTAAATCGACCGGTAGAGCTTCACGCTATGTTGAGAAAACTGTGTCCGGAAACATTAGGACCGTACTTAAATTACGTAGCTTATACACAACGATATTGTGAGGGTAAAAATGGAAAATGGGGATATGAAGCAAACGGGGCTGAAAACCTTGAGGAACTCGCCGGTCGCCTGGGCGGCTTCATGCTTAGGCGTCAAGGAGACGAGCTTCCTCGAAAGGTATTACAAAAAATCTACTTGCCTTTCAGTAAAGCGATCGAGAAATATTTATTTAAAGGCGAGGAAAGTGAATCGATACGTCGTAAAATTGGAATTGGAAAAACGGCACCGTCTGTTGAGATTATACGGAATGCCCTGGAGTGTGAAGAAAAGGTCGTGGTTTTCGCATATCATACGGACGTTATCCTCGGCCTGGAAGAAGAACTCAAGGATTTCTGTCCGGTCGTTATCCGAGGAGCAACTACAGATAAGGAAAGACAAAAAGCCGTTGATCGATTCCAAGAGGATAAAGATTGTAGAGTGTTCATCGGCCAGATCCAGGCGGCCGGAGAAGGAATAGACGGACTACAACACGCGGCCAGGATGGGGATTTTTGTGGAAACAAACTGTCCTCCGGGAACAGTAAAACAAGCGATAGGGCGTCTGAATAGAAAAGGACAGAAGCACAAATGCTTGTTTCAGTTTCTTCTTGTTGAAGGAACAGTGGACGAACAGGTGTTAAATAACACATTGTTTAAAGATCGTAATATACAGACAATAATGCAAGATGAGGAATTAGGATTGGATTTTTCAAACCAGGAACCAAAACAAAAGGAGGAAACAATGAGTATTGAAAAAGATCTAACCAGGATCGCTGACGCACTGGAGAAGATGGTGGCCATAATGGAATCACCTTCTTCTTCTACGACGACAGCGGACCCGGGAGCACAAACGGCGGCCGATCCCGTAAAAAAAGAACCGGCAAAAAAGCCCGCGGTAAAAAAACCCGCGGCAAAGAAGCCCGCGACACCGGCGGCTCAAGCGACAGGACCAACAGCTCCGGCAGGAGAGACCGCAGATGAGAAGTACCAGAGAGAAATGCAAGAAGCGGCAAATAAGATCAGCGCTTTCAACAACGATCCGGCCAAAACAAACGCTATGTTTGCTGAGCTACAGAAGGAATTTAAGGCGCAGTTCCCAAACAACGAACATGTGTTCGATGTAGCTCCGGCCGATTATGAGAAGGTCAGAAAGCTCGTAGCTGACTTCCTCAAAAAGAAAGGGGTGGAATAATGAACTCAACTGATATAGCTCATGTATGTCACGAAGTAAATCGCGCTTATTGTGAAAGTCTCGGAGACGATTCACAGCCAACCTGGGAGCAAGCTCCGGATTGGCAGAGGATGAGCGCGATCGATGGTGTAGAGTTTCATATTGCTAACCCGGACGCCGGACCTGAAGCGTCCCATGAAAACTGGTTGGAAATGAAACTAAAAGAAGGTTGGAAGTATGGTCCTGAAAAAGACCCGGCGAAAAAACTTCATCCATGTTGTGTACCATTTGCCGAACTTCCGGTCGAACAAAAAGCGAAGGACTTTATCTTCAGGCAGATAGTCCACAGCTTAAAGGAGGCTTAATATGGCACATTCAAGTGTAAGTCCGTCGGGGGCGGATCGATTCTTTGAATGTCCAGGAAGTGTCTCCGCCCAGGCGGCTATAAAAGTTATAGAGCCGTCAAGCCCTGCGGCTATGGAGGGTATCGCGATACACTCTTTAGGCGCAGATTGCTTGAAACATGACATCGATCCCTATGAAAAAATCGGCGAGATTATAGAGGTAAAAGATAATTTCGGCGAGGTCCAGGAATTTGAGGTTAACGATGATTTTGCATTTGCGGTCCGTATGTACCGTAATACAATTCTCGGGATCCTCGAAGAACATGGGCTTAGTATAAAGGCTTTGCAGATCGAAGCAAATTTTACTCTTCCTGAAGTAGATAAGGACGCACGCGGTACCACCGACTGTTCTTTTATAGCGGGAGATACATTATATGTTTTCGATCTCAAAGGTGGCAGAGGTATTATTGTTGATCCGGAAGAAAATCGACAGTGTATGTATTATGCTTTACGTCCGTATCTTGACGCGAAGATGTTCATACGTCGAATAGTGATCGGCATAATTCAACCTCGCGCTAAAGAAGGTGAGTTTATAAAAATGTGGGAGACTACACCGCAACGTCTCGACGCGTATGTTATGGAGCTTAAACGCGCGATCAATTTGACACGTGTTAAGAATCCTGATTTTCATGCCGGAGAATGGTGTCGTTTTTGTAAGGCCAGGGGAAATTGTCCTGTACTTCAAAAGGATATTGTTCCACAGATTCAAGCGGTTGCTCCCGATATAAGCTCAGTGTTTCCTAAAATCACGGATCTTACCGCTGAACAAATAGGAAACGCTTTACCGGCCCTGGAAGCACTCAAGGGCATTATAGATAGTCTACAGGGATACGCTTTCACACTGGCGTCCAGTGGGACTGACATTCCCAATTACACGCTTACGCGTGGTAAAAAACAAAGGAGGTATAAGGACGAACAGGCAGTAATCGACGCGTTCGGAGGGGAACTCGGCGATGATCTTTATGGCGAACGGAAGTTAAGATCTCCGGCACAGCTTGAAAAGATCGTGGGTAAAGAACAGTTGAATGACTATGTCTTTGTCCCGGAAGGAGACCTGAAATTGGTCCCGACCAAAGAAGCTCAGGACTTCATTAAACGCAGTGTGGACGAAGTCTTTAAAGATGTAGAGCTTGATTAGAACAGTAGAACAATAGAACTGTAGAACAAAAGGAGAACAATATGAGTATGTCAAAAGTAACACCGATAGGAAGAGCGTCATTTCCAAATCTCGCCAAACCGGATCAGTATAACAAATATTCTTTGTCAATGCTGTTTCCAAAATCCGATCCAAAAGTTGTTGAGTTCGTTAAATGGCTCAAAGACGCCGTTACTAAAGAGGCGTTAGCGGTTGCCGGCAATGCGGGTTTACCCGCCGCTATGGCGAACTTTACCAACTTCAAGGACGGTGATGATGTAGGATCCTTTAAGACCTACCGCGCGGAATACGCGGGGCACTATGTTCTGAACGTAAGTCGTAAGACTGAGTTCGGAAAAGTATGTACGGTCAACAGGGATAAACAACCTATAGATCCTACAGAGATCTACGCCGGATGTAACGTCCTCGCTTATATCGATGTATTTGGATATAAGTACGGGACGAAAAAAAGCGTGAGCATAGGAGTACAGCATGTTATGAAAGTCAGCGATAACACTCCGTTCGCGTCTACCGGTGTAAAAGTAGACGACGCTTTTGCGGACCTGGACATTCCGGATGAGGGAGAAATGCAACAGGCGGATATGGCTCATGTGGCCGGAGGACCAACAGGAACAGCGGCACCCGCGCAACCGGCCGGAGGAGTTTTCGGCGGTGGCTCAAGTGCTAAACCTCCAGTAGCAGATCCATTTGCAGGGGTGTAAGTATGAAAAAAGTTCACTTAGATTTTGAATCAAGATCTCTGGTGGACATCTGGGAGGTGGGTGCGTGGATTTATTCTACGCACCCCTCAACCCGGATCCACTGCGCGGCTCACGCTTTAGGTGATGAAGAGGTGGGTATTACCACTCGACAAGACCTGGACTGGCGTCGTTTAGATCTTCTTGCCGCATGGGCTGAGGATCCGGAAATAATTTTTTACGCGCACAACGCATTCTTTGAGCGGTGTATGTGGGCGAATATTATGGTGAAACAATTTGGTATGCCTCCTATACCTTTGAAACGATGGCGTTGTACGATGGCTAAAGCATGTGCTTATAGTTTGCCGAAAGCTCTGGATAAAGCGTCTATGGCTATGGGGCTTACACAGAACAAAGACAAAGTCGGTAGACAAATAATGTTACGTATGGCTAAGCCTTTAAAAAAGGGGACGGATATTTATGATGAAGACCCAGAGCATTATAAAATTCTCTATGACTACTGCCGGCAGGATGTCCGTGTCGAAAGAGAACTGGACAACGCGCTCCCGGATCTTTCCGACATCGAACAAGAAATATGGTTCTATGACCAACTTATCAACTCGCGCGGCATTCATGTTGATATGTCTACGGTTCGTAATTTTATCAAGATCCTCGAACATAAGACCAATGCCCTCAATGCTGAACTTAGAAAACTTACCGGAGGGGTAATTACTAAAGGAACACAGACAAAAAGTATGTTAGCATATCTCAATAAACAGGGAGCACAAATGCCTTGTTTTGATAAATACGCGGTGAGGGACGCCATTGCCAGTGGTCGTTTAAAAAAAGAACATATACAAATTTTAAGGCTCAGACAACAGCTTGGCAAATCATCGTTAGCAAAATACACCACACTCACTAATGCGGTAGACCAGGAAAATGTTTTACGTGACAATTTTATTTATCACGCGGCCAGTACCGGTAGATGGGGAGGTAAACTTGTTCAGCTTCAGAACTTGCCAAAGAATACCGCGAAGATCGATACAGACAAAGCAATCGATGATATAAATACTGTGGGATACCCGACAGTTGAAATGCTATACCCGGGAAAAATCATGGACGTTTTATCATCTTGTATTAGGGGGGTCTTGGTACCGGCACCGGGGAAGGAGTTTTATGTTGTTGACTATGGAGCAATCGAAGCTCGAATTGTTATGTGGCTTGCGGGAGAGACTAAAGGTCTCGCAGAATTTAAAGCCACTGACACCGGGGTTGGTGAAGATATATACGTTAAAATGGCACAGAGGATTTACGCTGATCCCCGACTTACAAAAGCAAAAAATCCAGGGGAGCGTCAGCTTGGAAAACAAGCAATCCTCGGGTGCGGATTCGGTATGGGTGCGGCTAAGTTTAAAGGTACATGTGCAAAGTATGACATCGATATTGAAGAACATGAGGCCAAACGAGTTGTAGATCTTTACCGTTCTACCTATTATAACGTACGCAATTATTGGTATGATATGGAAAACTGTATGATGAGAGCCTTTGAAAATCCGGGAACTATCACTACAATCGGACAGGTTCAATGGATCTACAGACCCGAAAGAAAAGCTATGTTTTGCAAGCTCCCTTCTGGAAGGATCCTTACCTATATAGGACCTCGACTTGAGGAAAATCGATTTGGAAATATGGGTATGACTTTTATGACTGAGGTAAATAGTCAATGGGTACGTCGTGATACATATGGCGGCCTCCTGGTAGAGAACATTACACAGGCTACAGCTCGCGATATAATGGCCTACGCCATGCCTACACTTGAACACCAGGGCTTTCCTGTACTCATGCACACCCACGATGAGATTGTTTCTGAACGCCCGATAGGGGAAGATAGACTTGATGAAATGGTAAATATAATGTGCGTACGTCCACAGTGGGCGTTCGACTGTCCAATCGTCGCCGAAGGATTTACGGCTCAAAGATATAAGAAGGAATAAATATGTGGGATGACTATGATGAATGGGACGATGTGCGAGCGGAAGATTTTAAACCAACAATAATGGTTGAGATCCAGGTCCATGTTGTAGACGAAACAGAAAAAGCTCTGGCTTTTCTTCGTGACGATCTGGAAAAAGTTTGGCTACCAAAATCACAGGTAACTATTATTCTGGAACAAGGTACGCTTTTAAAACTCGAAGTTCCGGAATGGCTAATTTTTCAAAAAGAACTGGAGGATGATTCATGTTTATTATAGGGATAGATCCGGGTAAAGGGGGAGCGCGAGCAACTATTCAGGATGGTAAACTTTTTAGTGTATGCGCTTATGACGGAGAGATAACAAAATGTAGAGATCTCGGATTTGCGCCGCACATGGGAGATACTATAATTTTTATCGAACAGGTAACGACGTCTCCTAATCAGGGCCGCGTAAGTGCTTTTACATTTGGTCGTTTTGCTGAAGCTGTTGAAACGACTTCACGGCTTTCCGGATGGCCTGTTCACATGGTCCGTCCGGTTATATGGCAAAATGCTATAGGTGTATATTCTGAAGGTGATAAAGCGAAATTGTATGATAAAGTCAAAGAACTTTTTCCGGAAGAATATGCAAAGAAGATGTTTAACAAAGCGTCAAGTGACGCGGTTCTCATTGCGTATTATGGATGGAGATACTATGAAAATAATAAGGAGGGGCAATGAACGACGAAGAGAAAATAATTGATCCTATAATAACGGATCGTAAGATCCTCAATCAAAAAAGTCTTCCTACAACCTGGGAACATATCGAAGAGATCAATTTGGTTGAGCGTTTGAAAGCAAGTAATGAAACTGCCTGGACAAAAGGAGTCGGTCTGGCCGCAATACAAATTGGACTTCCGATCAGAGCACTTTGGTTTACCGATCAAGGAAAAGACTATGTCCTGGTCAATCCAGTATTCCTTAAAGCAAGCGGTCCGATCATTGTCCCAAAAGAAGGGTGTCTTTCCATTCCGGACGTATGGACCGCAACAAAAAGGTTCAATAATGTTACGGTTAGATTCCTGGGAAAAGAAGGCTCTGAAACCGTTGATTTTTCAGGGTTTCCGGCAATAGTTGTTCAGCACGAAATCGATCACCTCAACGGAATGCTTAATACAGAACGTAGATATATTCCACCACAAAAAGTAGGACGTAATGATCCTTGTCCTTGTGGAAGTGGCAAGAAATATAAAAAATGCTGTATCGATAAACTGGTTCAGCCAACCTTAAAGGAGGAGAGAAATGATGTGGATAATAATTCTGGCAGTGGTCCTACTGGCGGGACAGCTATGGAGAATGGGCGGGGCGGGAAAGAAATGGGCGCGAGGAATCGTATTACCTTGCCTCCTGGCGTTAACAAAATTCCTCATGGTGGGGTATTGGGGCCAGACGGTAAACTGGCTAACCCTGGCGTATGCACCGGCCCTATGGGTCCTTCTAAGCCTGTTTAGTTATGGTATAGACGCGCCTGTTCATAACTTCTGGGAATGGGTATGGGGCTCTGGAAATACCGGAGACGACAGAAAAGTCGAAATGTTTACACGTGGTACTTGTGGTTTTTTCTGGTCTGTAGCCGCTCTGGCCTTTGTGTTTGTGACAGGAAAATGGGCCGCGTTTATAGGATATACTTTATTTTTAACTTTTGCGAATGCTTTTATCGGAGGTACAGTTGAAGATGTTGAGATCTCCGAACGATTGGTAGGAATGTCGGTAGCATTGGCATTACTGGTATAAAGGAGGAAGGGTGAAAAATAACTCACAATTTAAAACAATGCGACACATCGAAACGGTCCGGAACTATCTCTCAATATGTATTGTAGAGATCTTAAATCGATGTCGTCGTCACGATCAAAGTAAACTTCAGGATCCGGAGCTTAGTATTTTCAATGAATATACTGCCAAACTTCGCGGTATTACCTATGGATCTGATGAATACAAAGAGTGTATGAAGCAGATGAAACCGGCGATTGAACACCATACACAAGTAAATCGTCATCACCCAGAACATTTTCCAGAGAAGATACAGGGGATGAATCTCATAGATCTTTTGGAAATGCTATGTGACTGGAAGGCCGCAACTCTTCGGCACGGTGACGGTAACATATATAAAAGTCTGGAGATCAATGCTGAACGCTTCGGCTATTCAGACGAATTAAAAAAGATTTTCTCCAATACGATTGATTGGTTGGAGAAACAAGAAGTTGAACATTACGCAAAGGAGAGCTAAAGATGAGATTAAGTGTAGCAATGATTGTGAAAAACGAAGAGGCTATGTTAGCCGGCTGTCTTGATTCTGTCCAGGGCGCGGATGAAATTGTTATTTGTGATACTGGATCTACGGATAAGACGGTAGAGATAGCAAAGAAATATACGGACAAAGTTTTCACCGACTATAAATGGAACGATAACTTTGCCGAAGCGCGTAATCACGCCATGACCAAATGTTCTGGTGACTGGATTCTTACCATAGACGCGGATGATCGTCTTGAGCCCGGAGGAATGGAGAAGATAAAAGAAGCGATCGAGAAACATAAGGACCTCAAAAGTATCAGTGTTCAGTACAAAGCCCTGGGCGGAGGTGGTGGTCATAACATACCGGTCCTTTATAAGAAATGTAAAGAGATCTTTTGGAAAGGCGCGATACATAACCATCTATCCATACCGGCCCAGGAGAAAAGCGGCGCTGTCATCATATACGGTCATAGCCCGGCCCATAAGAACGACCCGGACAGAGCTCTTAGGATCCTTAAAAAAGAGGTCGAGAAGGACCGTACAAAGCCCCGGGAAATGTATTATTTGGCCAGAGAATACTTCTACAGGAAAGATTGGATCACGGCCGCCTATTGGTTTGAGCAGTACGTGAAGATCTCTACCTGGGGCCAGGAGAAGGCTGACGCGTACCTTTTGTTAGCCAGGTGCTTATGGCAACTCCAACGTGGTGAAGAGGCCAGAGATATATGTCTCCAGGCTATTAAGATCAACACCAATTTCCGGGAGGCATTACTTTTCATGTCGGAAATGGTAGGCCCTATAAACAAGGATAAGTGGCTGTTCATGGCCGAACTTGCCGATAATAGTAACGTCCTTTTTACCCGGGGAAAAGGAGAAAGGGACACAAGTTATTATCAGCAGATATATGACCAGAATCCGGACGGAGAGGCTCGTTACAGAGAGATCTATGAATGGGTAGGTATAATGGCCCGACATAGAAAAGTTCTTGATATGGGCTGTGGTCAGGGTAAATTGAGTGAGTTCATTGAAGACTATGACGGTTTTGATATGATCGATGGGCCATTCAGAAAAGGAGATCTTTATACTGAAAATCTCGAGGGATATGACATGTATATTCTTCTCGAGGTCCTGGAACATATGGAACGGGATAAAGAGATCCTGGAACGAATACCTTCTGGTAAGGAAGTTGTATTTTCTGTTCCGTCATTCGATGACGCGGCGCATTTGCGTAAGTACACCGAGGACATTGTCAGGTGGCGTTACAAAGATCTTATTCGGTTTGAAAAAATTATTCGATTTAACTTCTGTGGAAAAGACCGCGTGTGGCAAGAGGATTTTATGGCGACCCCCTCTTACATTCTGTTATGTAAGGGCCATAAAATCTAAAAAGAAGCCCCCTGGTTTCGCGGCCAGGGGGCTTTCTTTATCTACCTTCTTCGAGCTTTACTTTCAGGACATTCTCAAAGTACCATTTACTCATTATCACCTTAGTATCTTCGCCTTGTCCTTCCGTATAAAAATCGGTACCACGGATGGGATAGACTGTGACCGGCTTTCGGAACGTACTACATCCGGTTAAGCCGATTGATATTACCAACAGCAATATTGAGACGAGAAGCCTGTTTCTTATTGTCCGTCTCCTCGAAAGCATTGACAATCTCCTTTGCTATTTCGGCCTTCTTTTTTGCTCGTTCAGCGTCACGTTCTTTCCAAAGGCCGCAGAAGAAAAGAACTACCTGGACTATACCACTGATAGCACTCCACATATTATCCCTCCGCCAGTTCGGCTTTAACCGCGGCTACGATCTCAGCGACCTTCGCTATGATCTGAGCGATCTCTTCAGAATCCAGGTCTTTGAGTTCGTCATCAACGTCCTGGATCCCTACTACGGCCTCTTTAAGAGTTCCATAGTTTGTTGCCAATGTCTTCAGTTTCGGGAGATCCGCGAGATTGATCTTACCATCTGCGAAAATATCTCCGCCTGTAACGGCTAAAACTTTTAGACCGTCCAGTAACTCAAGTGTTTCCTTGACTGTTGCCATGTTTTTCCTCCTTTGTTATGATTTCTACTTCCTTATATAAAGCGTCGAGCTCACTATTGAAAAGTCTTTCAATCTCCGCGAGACGTTTGACAATGTGTAATATTCTTTCGCGGGTATTTTTATCCATATCAATTTACCTTTTCCGTTAAAACTTTTATCTGGGCCGCCATTTCCGGGATAAGAGAAGTCTGAGCTTTGATCTCTTTTAGCTCTTTCTCTATTTGGTTGTGCTTATATTCGCACAGATCTTTTCGAGAATAATCTTTGCTCATACGCGTTTCAAAACCCTCCTTCACATTATCTAAACGCATATAGATCTTACTGCGTTTCGACTCGTTATACCGTTGACTACCAATGATTATTGCAATGATCGTCACAAGCATAGCTCCTACAGTCCCGATTTCAACCCATGTCATACTCTACTCCTTTCTTATACCGCGGGACCCGTCTTATTTGCGGTAGTTTTAAGAGAAGTATTTTCAGCCTTCAAAGTATCTACCTGTTCTTGAAGCGCTTCCTTTTCTTTTTCTACCGGAAGTGTTATACGGTTTTTGACCTGGGTAGGTATGATTGTTTCAGCCGTTACCCCGTGATCTGTCGCCCCGTCAAATTTATGTACGACATATCCGCCGCACACACCACCTTCGTCGTGTTTACATTCGTGGTATCTTACCTGGCACGGAATGGGAAGCTCGCCGTCTTGAGCTTTTAACTTGTATCGCATTGATTCGATCAAGTTCATCATAGACAGCATTTCCGCCTTTGACCCGAACGATAAATCCATTTGCATTCTCCACACACTCATGGTTTTCCTCCTTAAAAAATTATTGATTGAAACAATTTTCCACCGCCAAGTAAATAATCAGGCGGCGTAAATCCATCTGTTAAACCTACTACCGGGGTGACAGAAAAAAGATTAGAGGTATTGATTCTTGCCTCGTCCATGATCCCGTCAAAAAGCTGAGTTGAAGCATTCAGCCCTCCTATATACAGCAAGCCGGCAAACGTATCAGAATCGCTATCGCTAAGATATGCTACCTGACGACCGTTGATGTAAATACCATATTCGTTACCGACTTTACAAATAGCAATGTGATACCATTCATAGGTCGTAAGAATAGCGGCCACTTCAAAATTAACTATGAAACTCGCTCCAGAATAAACTGAGAATCGTACACTTCCGGAGCCGCTATCTGCGTCAATACGAATCCTCCAATAATTTGAAGAATCCTCGTAATGTGCAAATAACGTACGGTCAGTATTGATTGTAGACGCGTAGACCCAGACATCAGCTACCCAATTCGTCGTGATATTCCAGTCTGTGCTTCCCGGTGCGGACAGATAATCCCCGCTCGCGTCAAACTCCCCGGCACCGTTACCTCCGACAGTCATCCACATGAGTTTCGCGGTACCGACCATGACCCCCTTATGGCCGGTATTACCACTATCAACAACTGATCGGTTATAATAGCCCTCTAAAAAATTACAAAAGGCGCTTCCGTGCTGAGTAATTGTATGCCCGGTATTTCCATCGTCATCCAACCAACCATTTGTATTATCGGTATCATTCGGCACGCCTTCTAAAAGCAAAAGAAGTTTTGTGTTTGAATCAGCAACCGGCGTAGAAATAGGTACATCGATAGTATCAGTAAGCCCGGCTACCGGTGCGGCCGAGAAAACATTATTCACGGAAATCCTTACATTTTTCATATCTCCGTCAAACCATGTATTGTACCAGGCTCCCACTTTTAGTGTGCCGGCAAAAGTATCTGTACTGCTATCACTAAGATATGCTTTCTGTATTCCATCAACATAGATTCCGTATTCATCACCCACCTTACAAACAGCGATATGATACCAACGTCCCAGGGTAGGACAACAAGCGGCCGCTTCAAAGTTAACGACATACCCACCTCCGGACATGACAGAAAAACGTAAGGATCCATTTCCTCCGTCCGCGTCAACACGTACTCGCCAATAATTCGAGGCGTCTTCCTCCTGACAAATGACTGGCCGGTCCTGATTATTCGAGTCCAAACGGATCCAACAATCAAAAGTCCAGTTGGTCGTTATATCCCAATCCGCATGATCGGCCGCGGAAAGATAATCCGTAGTCAAGGATCCTTCAAAATGTGCTCCACTTGTCAAAGGATTGTTATAGTTGGTAGGAGAGTTCGCCAACAAAAGTAATTTTGTATCTGAATCTGAAACCGGATCCGCGGTTGGCACTGTTATAGTATCCGTTTTACCTACATTTGGAGACGCGCCAAAAACATTTGACGTAGAGATCCGGACGTTTTTCAAATAACCGCCAAAATACTCGCCCCCTATTGACGGACGTTGTCCTATTACAAGAGGTGCGGCCCATGTGCCTTCAGAATCATCACTCATATAAGACTGCTGTTCTCCATTCATATAAACAGCCCATTCAACTGTCGGTCCGGCAGTACACTTTTTTACAAGACAAACATGGATCCATTCTTCCGTATTGAACGCGTCAGTATAATCCCCAACTGCAACCGCATTTCCTTCGATGTTGATACGAAGTCCCAGGTTATCTTCTCCTTCGATAACCCATTGGTTATTGCTCGCAGTTCCTTGACCTATAATACGCATGAATCCCAAAGCCGTAGCATACATCCAAAAATCAATGGTATAGTCCTGCGTATTATCGCCTACCAAATCAAAATCAGCACTGTCCGGTATGGTGATGTAATCACTGTCACCATCAAAAAATAGAACACTACGTTTATTACTCAAGGCAGTTTTTCTTTGGTAAGCGTCGCCACCGGCTGTTATTGTATGGCCACTCGGAGACGAGTCTACAAAAGTCTGACCGGTACCGTCCATTTTTAAATCAAGAACTTCCGCCATAATTACTCCTTTATGTCGTCACTGTTAACGATAATGTTACCTTTGTTATATCGGTAATACTATCGACATTAAATCTTAAAATATCTCCGGCACTTATTGACTTCGTCCATCCTGTCAAAGTGGTGTCCTGAGATTTCGTAGCACTGCTTATCGTCGGCGGTGCTGAAGCGGTAATGCTATCCGCGTCTGTTGGCGGAAAGTTTGCATACGAATCTTTCCATATATCAATAACAATACTTCCACTTTGATCTGCCAACAAAGTTACGCCGGTGATCGTACAAGCATAGCCTATCTCTACATCACCCCAGATTCCGGTCGAGATAACGTCAACCCCATTACCTATGACCACCTCTATATTAGCATTTCCTGGACCCGTTGCACCAGTTGGCCCTGTTGGCCCTGTTGGACCAGTAGGCCCGGTGGCTCCTGTCGCTCCGGCTGTTCCCTGGGCTCCTGTTGGCCCGGTTGGCCCTGTTGGACCAGTTGGTCCAGGAGCGGTCGAATCGGCTCCTGTAGGCCCTGTAGGCCCTGTAGGACGAATCGGCTCCTGTAGGCCCTGTAGGCCCTGTAGGACCGGTCGCTCCGGCTGTTCCCTGGGCTCCTGTTGGCCCGGTTGGCCCTGTTGGACCAGTAGGCCCGGTGGCTCCTGTCGCTCCGGCTGTTCCCTGGGCTCCTGTTGGCCCGGTTGGCCCTGTTGGACCAGTTGGTCCAGGAGCGGTCGAATCGGCTCCTGTAGGCCCTGTAGGCCCTGTAGGA